AGGTCAAAAGGTTATTGTTGCTTTTAATGAGAACCAAGAGTCAGCTACAACTGTAGACGACATATCTCTTAATGATGCGCCCGCTCACTATGAGTATCTAGCTAACGAAGCTAAACACAAGATACTTGTAGGGCATAGAGTTACATCTCCTATGCTTCTAGGTATTAAAGATAGCGGTAATGGTCTTGCCTCTAATGCGGATGAGATTAAGAATGCTTCTCAGCTTTTTAATTCTACAGTTATAGCTCCTTACCAAGACGAGATTGTAGACGCTATCAGTGACATTATGGAGCTTAACGGAGAAGTTCCTGAGATTTACTTTATAACTGCTCAACCTATTGAGTTCACTTCCGAGAACCAAGAGGACGAATACAACAAAGAGAAAGACAAAGCTCCTGTAAACGAAGAAGAAGCTGTAAAAGAAGAGGACACTAACTTAAGCGCTGACTTTGAACTTTCGGTTGACCCTAAGTTCGTAAAAGACGCTATCGAATTATATAACGAATCTAAGAATGTGTAAAACTGTAAATGGTATTGCTGACTTATTCGTCTACTTAGAGAAGGTAGGTGAGGTTGTTGATGACAATGAGTGGGCTTTGGTAGACGCTAGAGAAGTAGGTAACGAAACTGAGAGCGAGGACTATGAAGCTATGCTTAATGATACTCTTGACGTAGCACTATCTATAGCAGATACTAGACGTAAAGACAGCGTTCAGGATACTAAGTTTATTAAAGTTCGTTATAGATACGCTAAGGGTTCTAGAAAGAACGGAAAGCAAGGTAAGAGCTCTAGAGACTTCTGCAGGTTAATGCACAGAACTAAGAAGGTGTACAGGAAAGAGGACATACTTAAGATGCAAAAAGACGGAGTTAACTCTAGGTTAGGTCATAACAAACAACCTTACTCAATTTGGCTACACAAGGGTGGCGTTAATTGCTACGATACGTGGGAGCGTGTTATATACATTAAAAAAACTAGAAGAGACGGAGAGCCTTACGGTGGTGACGCTCTAAGAGGTACTTATAAAACAACAGTAGGTCAAGCTAAGAAAAAAGGCTTTGACCCTAAAAGAAACAAATACAAAAACGACAGGCGTGTTGCTGAGGCTCAGATAGACCGAGCTGACAAGGGACACCACCCTTCATATTCTAAAAAGAAATAAAATGAAAGCACTCTTTATATCTAAGGACGACTTAGTAAGTCAGACACCTTTGTCTGCTAATATAGATTTTGATAAGGTACAACACTTTATTAAAATAGCTCAAGACATACACATTCATCAAATGCTAGGCTCTAAGCTATATGATAGATTGCAGGATGACGTAGTAGGTAATACTCTTACTGGTGACTACAGAGAATTAGTTTACGAATACATTAAGCCAACACTTGTGCAGTTCAGCTTTATGGAGTACCTTCCGTTTAGTCAATACACAATCTCTAATAAAGGTGTATTTAAGCACACTTCAGAGAACGCTGCACTACCTACAGACAAAGAGGTTGATGCTATGCGTGATGCTGCTAGAGATATAGCTCAGTACTACTCTAAACGACTTGTAGAGTATCTTAGACACAATGATAATCTATTCTTAGAATATAATACTAACACTAACGAAGACGTAAGACCCTCAAAAGATATAACTTTCGGTGGCTGGAATATATAATGAGCGAACACGAGCAAAATTTTAGAATAAGCAGGCTAGAGCAAGAGGTCGATTTCTTCCGTAAAACTACTGAGCAATCTTTGGTGGAAAATGGTAAGAAAATAGACAGGGTTCTATCTGTATTGGAATCTGACGAGTCTATAGGCAAAGACGGCTTAGTTAAAAAGGTGAACAAGCTTGAGGATAAAATATACTCATTAAGAAACTTTATTAGGGCTTATAAGCTAGCTATAGCTATGTTAGCTGGACTGTTCACCGCTATAGGTTCTGCAGTTACATACTACGTAAACTACCTAAGACAATGAGATTAACTACCAACTTTACTCAGTGGGAATTTAGAAGTAAGGACGGAGCTCCTATGCCTAAGGATGTATTAGACAACGTAAGAGAGTTAGCCTGCAATTTACAAGCCCTTAGAGACTTTCTAGGAGAACCTATACGTATCAACAGTGCATATAGGTCAGAAGCTCATAATAAAGCTATAGGTGGCGTTAAAACAAGCCAACATATTTTAGGCAAAGCAGCTGATATAAAGGTAAAAGACTTAGAGACAAAGGACTTGTATCTAATCATAGAATCTCTAATTGAAGCAGGAGATATGAAAGAGGGTGGTCTAGGTCTATATAATACTTTTGTGCACTATGATATTAGAGGTACAAAGGCACGTTGGGACAATAGAACTAAAGAAAATGTTTACTAATGGGAGAAAAAAAAAAAAAAAACGGTACTACTAGAGTAGGTGACTTCTTAAGAAAGCTAAATAAAGGCAAAGCTCTTGAGGTTGTAGGCAACTTAATTACAGGCGACGTAAAAGGAGCTATAGATACAATCACTGGAGATGAGAGCTTGACACCTGAAGAGAGAGAGCACGCTCTAAAAGTTATGCAGTTAGATATAGAGGAAATGCAATCAGTTACAAGACGTTGGGAATCAGATAATTACGCAGACAGCTTTCTTACTAAGAATGTTAGACCTCTTAGCTTAGTGTTTTTAACTATAGCTACTACAGTTCTTATATATTTAGACACCTTTAATGTAGACATCTCAGTGCCTTCTGAATGGATAGAGCTTCTTAAATCTCTATTGTTAGGTATATATATCGCTTATTTTGGCTCTCGTGGTCTCGAGAAGTATAGGAATATCAAATAAACATAGCTCTCACGTATAGCGGAGTAACTTAGATAGCTTCTTAGGAGTTTAGAACACTTCTAGAAAGCTTCACTTTTTTAGTATTGTTCACTTCTTAAGTGGCACTACTTCTATGAAGGTAGCTTCTTATGAAGTTATATCTTAGTAAAGTGTAGCTTCTTATTTTGTATCTTAGTAGAAAAGCTTATTCTAAGAATTTTGGCAAAGTTACGGAAAATTTCTGACATATGCAAGTTATAGTCCTTATTTATATTGTTTTTAAATAAAGACCCAATTTAACGATTTTTTATGCCTGTCTGCGTTGGGGGTTTTAGCGGGCAGGCTTTTTTCTTTTATGGCACGCAAAGTTAAATTATCGACACTTAAGAACAAGCTGGATAAGATATTCAGTGAGTACATACGTAGGCGTGACGTAGATAATCACTCAGGATACGGACAGTGTGTAGACTGCGGCAAAGAGACTCACTTCTCAGAAGGTGATGCAGGACACTTTGTAGGACGTAGGCATCTATCTACTAGGTGGTCTGAAGAGAATGTACACTTTCAGCATAGATATTGCAATAGATTTCTTAATGGTAGACAGTATGAGTACGGTAAGGCTGTAGATAAACTGTACTACAAGGGTAAGGCTGATGAGCTTGTACAGGAGTCTCACAAGGTAGTTAAATTCGACGCTACTCACCTACAGTACCTTATTGATATATATAAGGACAAGCTAGAAGCTTTAAAGAAATTGCAATCTTTTTAATAATTTTATTTGCAAGGTTAATTTTTTTGTTGTATATTTGCATCAAATTAACTAACACAATGGACTTCACTATAATAGTAACAAACATTTTAATGCTATTGACAGTTACGTACATCACTGTAGTAGCTGCTAAATACACGGACAAAGACACCGCGGGACTACCCTTAGTAGTTATGTTGGTCTTAGACGCTGCGCTCACGTATGTGTTCTACAACGTGGCTGTAGACTTAGTAGACGTTAGTGTACTTAAAAGAAGTATGTCTGTCAGCTTTATGATAGCTACTTTTGTACGAGTACTATTTTTTGTAAAACAACTTAAAACACTGATATGACTGATTTAACAGTAGACCAACTTCACGAGAGAGCTATGAACAAGATAGACGCCAAGTTAGTTGGCAGATATAGAGAGCTTAAAGAATATGAGACCTATAAAGAGACAGGTCACTTCAAATTAAATGAGGAGCTTATAGACACCTGCATAGACGCTTTACTTAGAGAGATAGACACTCTAGATTATATGAGGGAAGCTATAGAAGTTTACTCAAATTTATCTAAATTTAATGCGGAATAATTTGGTAGTGTCAAATTTATTTCGTATATTTGCAATCAAATAATACAATTATGAACATCAAAGAAAAATTATCTAAGATTCAGCAAGAGTTAAAAGTAGCTAAGAACCGCACCAATAAGTTCGGTGGTTATAAGTTTCGCTCAGCTGAGGATATCTTAGAGTCACTAAAACCATTCAACGCTAAGTACGGCGTAATGTTCTCAGTGACTGAAGAGTTAGTAGCTGACGCTGTAATTAAGTCAGAGGCTACTATATATGACGTAGAGTCAGGTATGGGTCATTCAGCTACAGCTATTGTAGGTGTTGACTTAAACCAAAAAGGAATGGCTACAGCTCAGCAATACGGCTCAGCTTCTAGCTATGGTAAGAAGTATGCTCTAGGCAACCTACTCCTAATCGACGACACTGCTGATGCAGACGCTACAAATACTCACGGTAAAAGCTCTAAGCCAACACTTAAAGCCAATACTCCTGAGTTTGTTAAAGCTGTACAGTACATCAAAGACGGTGGAGATATGACTGCCATAGAGTCTAAGTATAACGTGCCTGCAGACGTTAAAAAAGTGATTGCAGGAAAATTAGTATAAACCCTTAATATAAATAAAATGGCTACACTAGTAACCTTAGGACTAAATAAAGAGAAGTTAACATTCAACGAGAAAGGTTGGGCTAACATCACAATCAGTATCAACGACGATACTAACCAATATGGACAGAACGCTTCTGCATCTCTATCTCAGACAAAAGAGCAGAGAGAAGCAAAAGAAGCTAAGGTCTATGTAGGTAACGGCAAAGTCGTATGGACTGACGGTAACGTTAAAGTTGCTGATAGAGTAGAAGAAGGTGTGACAGCATCTGAGCAATCTACTGCAGGTCGTGAGACTCCTGACCTACCATTCTAGTAGTAAACACTATAAATAATATATTAACCCTTAAACCCTCTCAAGTATGTTAGCAACCTTCAATCAACTTAAAGACAAGCTTATGGACGTCAAATACGACCGCATAGAGCAAGGACTAGGCTTAGATATGCCTGAGATTGATGAGTGGCTAAGATTCAAGAGAGGTGGGTTCAATATATGTATAGGTCACGCTAACGTAGGTAAGACTACGGTAATTCTGTACTTAATGGTAGCATACGCTCTGAAGCACAACCTTAAATGGCTTATTTTTAGCAGTGAGAACACTGACTATAGTATTGCACGAAAGCTTTTAGAGTTTAAGACAGCTACACCTATTCAGCAATTACCTGACGCTACTATCGAAAGCGAGTTAGAGTGGATTAACGAGCACTTTAAGATTATTCTAGTAGATAAGATATATACTGCTAGAACTCTTCTAAAAGAAGCTCAGACAATCAAAGAAAACTGGGACTACGACGGAATACTAGTAGACCCTTACAACTCATTAGCCAAAGACCCTGCACTGCTTCGCTCTGTAGGTGGTCACGAGTACGACTATCAAATAGCTTCTGAGTTTAGATTATTTTGTAAAGAGAATAATGTTTCTATGTGGTTGAATTGTCACGCTGTCACTGAAGCCTTAAGACGCAAACACCCTGCAGACCACGAGTACGCAGGACACCCTCAACCCTGCTCTATGGCAGATGTCGAAGGTGGCGGCAAATGGGGAAACAGGGCGGATGACGTAGTTTCAATTCACAGGTATACGCAACACAGTGAGCGGTGGATGTTTTCTGACATTCACGTGGTAAAAGTAAAGGAGACTGAGACAGGCGGTAGACCCACCTCTCAAGACGCTCCTATCTCAATGAGAATGATGCCCGCTAACTGTCAGTTCACTGTCGCAGGTGTTGATGTAATATCAAAGAAACAAACTAACACCAATACACTAGAATGGTAATTTTAATAATTCTAACAATCATAGCAATGGCTGTCCATATATGGTTGGCTGAGCCTAACGCTACGATAAGACTGAGCCTTGTAAAAGGTTTAATGTTTGGAGCTGTATACGGCTCTTATAATTTAGAAAGTGAAGACACGCTTGTGAAAGCTAGTCACTATCAAATGAGCTTAGGCTTTATAATCTTAACAATAGAGTGGTACAATGAATACGAATAAAGCAATAGAGCTGTTAGCAGCTCATCACAAGGAGTTTGTTAGTGCCGCTAGGAGTATAGCTGGCAACACTTTTGAAGTATCTAACTACGCTGAGGACTATGTTCAGGACGCTTACATTAAGCTTATGAAGTATGACGACCTATATGATAAAATCATAGACGGAGATAAGGCTACAAAAGGATATATGTTTTTCGCACTACGCTCTACAATACTTAACGACCTCAAGAGAGTTAAGAAATGTAGATACACTCACGTGGGTGACCAGTACGATATGGAAGAAAAATATATGGTAATAGACGAAGGTAGAGAAGTTGATGCTGTATTTATAGAGAATATGGAGCAGAGAATGTATGAGATACTAGAGGACAACGTAGAATGGTTCGACCTGCTGTTGTTTAAGAAGTATCTAAGCACTAGAAAGTCTTTCAGGGTTTTAGCTGAAGAGAGCGGTCTAGGCATACAGACTATCTACTTAAGTATAAAGAAGTCTAAGCTAATTATAGCGGACAAGCTTCACGAGGAGTACATTAACTTTAAAATCAATTACAATGGCTAAAAAAGGAATGCACGGTACAGGCGCTAGAGAAACCGTTAAGAAAAAGCGCAAAGGAGTTCACTCCAAAAATGCGAGTAAAGGACAGAACGCATACAAAAAAGCGTCCCGAGGACAAGGTAAAAATTAACATTATGACTACAAACGAGAGAATTTTTCAATTAAACGACGAAGGACTATCTGCAGGTAAGATAGCTCAAAAGGTTAAGATTAAGAAGGCTGAGGTCTTAGATATCTTAGGAGAAGCAGCTAACAAGGGCTTAGGCACTCAAATAGAGAAGGTGACTGAAGCTACAGGAATCAAAGCTGTAGTAGAAACGGTAGCTAAGGCTCTTGACACTGATTGTGGGTGTGCAGCTCGTAAGGAGACGCTTAATAAGTTATTCCCTAACAGAAAGCTTAATGACCTAAGCGCTGAAGACTATGATGCTTTGACTGACTGGTATTCTGTAAAACGAAGCTCTGTAGATTCTAAGCAACAAAATATGTTAGTAGACATCTACAATAGAGTGTTTAATGCTAAGCGTAAGGTGAGTAACTGTTCACCCTGTATAGCTTCTATCAATCGTGAACTTAAAAAGGTATATGATGCAGCTAACAACTAAGAAACTTAAGAAGCTCAGTAAGACAGAGCTGATTAAGATAGCTGACCAAATGGCTACTAAGCTACAATGGCTTCACTCTACTGGCAAAGATACTGAGAACCCTGACAAGTACAAAAGACTTGCACTGGAGCTGTATCACGTTGCACAAATCATAGAAGAGAAGGAGCAGGCTAAGGCAGCTAAGAGGATATCTCTAAAAAAATAAATAAACAAGGGCTTGCATATGTCAATTATTTGTCGTATGTTTGCCCTTATAATAATAAAACAAAAAAATATGTCAGAAATTAGACCACGCCTCAAAGGCGCTAAGAAAATAAACTTTGAGTTCTTTAACCAAAAGGAATCTCGTGTATTAGTTATTGGAGACCTACACGCTCCATTCGACCTAGATGAGTACTTTGACCACTGTGTCGACATCTACAATAGATACAACTGCAATAGAGTAGTGTTTATTGGTGATGTTATTGACAATCACTACAGTTCTTATCACGAGACTGACGCCAACGGTATGGGTGGTGCTCAAGAGTTAGAGCTAGCTATCAACAGACTTAAGCGTTGGAATCACCAATTCCCTGTAGCTGATGTCCTTATTGGTAACCACGATAGAATCATTATGCGTAAAGCTCAGAGTTCTGCAGTGCCTGCTAAATGGATTAAGTCTTACAAAGAAGTGTTAGAGACTCCTCAGTGGAATTTCGTTAACGAGTTAGTAATAGACGGAGTACTATATGTACACGGAGAAGGTGGTACTGCTCGTACAAAGGCTAAGAATGACTTACAGTCAGTAGTACAGGGTCACTTGCACACTCAAGCGTATACTGAGTACACTGTAGGACGCAACAGCCGTATCTTTGCTACTCAAGTAGGATGTGGTATCGACCACGAGAGCTACGCTATGGCTTATGCGAAAGCTGGAAAAAAGCCTGCTATCGGTTGCGCTGTAGTTATTGGTGGACGTACAGCTATTAACGAGTTAATGTGTCTGTAATGAATAGAAGAGTAAACGACAGAGACAGTGTAGAGTTGAGCTATGATAGCTTAGAGAACTTAGAGGTAGACTTTGATGTTGTTGTCAGTAAGCACGCTGAGCGTAAAGCTACGCCTGTATACTCAGGAGTTCTTAAATACTTCCCCAACGCTATTAAGTACGTGAGCAAGGTGAGTAAGGCGGGTAACGACCAACACCACCCCGACAAGCCGTTGCACTGGGACAAGAGTAAGTCTACTGACGAGCCTGATGCTCTAGTCAGACATCTTATAGACCACTCAATAGAGCCTGTAGATGACGACGGTATGCTTCACTTAGGTAAGGTAGCGTGGAGAGCTCTAGCTATGCTTGAGAGATATCTAGATGACAACCCCCAATAGATTCTTTATTTAGAATCAATATAAATAAGCATAATTATCAAAAAAGTTTTGGTAGTTATGCTTTTTTGCGTATATTTGTACTGTAATTAAAAAACAAACATTATGACACTTTCAAAAGAACAATTAAAAGACATTCACGAGCACGCCTCTTATATGGCTATGACAGCATCAAGAGAGACACTAGAGAAAATGTTCGTACAATACTACATCAAGGATAGTATTCACACGGAAGAACTTAACGAATCTTGCAAATAAAAACAAACATTATGAATCAATACATCAACACTATCAACACAATCGAGGATACTTATTCTCAATACGATTTCAACTATAACTCTAATTTAATTTAATTATGAAACTACATCACAAAATACTTATGTACACAATGATAGCTCTTGAGCTATATATCGGATACACTATCTTAATAACTACACTATGATTCTTCTAGACAACGTACAAAGAGATAAGCAAGAGCTACTGGATAATATGGTAGACGACGGATACTACTATACCTTTATGGGGTTAGACAAGTGCCTGTCCTATAGCTCAATTAAATGGCTTCTTAAGAGCCCTAAGTGGTTTGACTATAAGAAGCGTAATCCCGACCCTGAGACTCAGGCTTTACGTGACGGACGTTTAGTTCACGCTGAGATACTAGAACCTCAGAAGTACGATACCTTCAACTTTGTTGATGTGTCATCTAAGAACACTAAGAAGTGGAAGCTAGCTGTAGAGGAGTCAGGTAAGGCTAATACCTTTACGCTTAAGGAAAAATATATGAACTCTAGGGTGTCAACAGCGTTTCTGCAGAACGAGAGAGCGGTCAGTTTCTTAAACGGTGCAGAGACAGAAGTACCCGCTATAGAGCTAATACATAACATTCCTGTAAGAGGTAAGGCGGATATCTACAAGGCGGGTCAGTACGTAGCGGACGTAAAGACTACTAACGACGGTGTTAAGTCAATAGACCTAAAAGACGGCAGTGTTACCAATCAGTTCAAGTTTACAATCTCCAAATACGACTATGACCTACAAGCCTACCTATATACTCAGCTCTTCAATGTACCTGACTTTTGGTGGTTAGTGGTAGACAAGACTACAACTGATATAGGTATATTCAAAGCAAGTGCTGAGACACTAGAGAGCGGACGCTTAAAGCTTCAGGCAGCTCTACAGATTTATGAAGCATTTTTTATC